ATCAAGCAGAGATGGATCAAGTTAAAAAGATACAAGCTCTACATCAAAACGATAGAGGTTGGAACGACATAGCGTATAATTTTTTAGTAGGAGATACAGGTCAGATATATGAAGGCAGAGGTTGGGGAAACAGAAGTGCTGCACAAGGTGGCAATAGTAGGGAAGAAATTAACTTTAATAACAAGCATTATGTTGCTGTGTGTTGGTTGGGTGGTAGCAATCCTACCGACAAGCCTTCAGCTAAAGCTATTGAAAGCGTTAAGTGGCTCTACCAACAAGTCAAAGGTGAACTAAGACCACACTCTTCGTTTAAACAAACAGCTTGTCCTGGTGATGCCTGGAGACAATGGATTATTGAATGGGATAAAGTAGATACTTCATTATTAAAGAGTACTACTAACATAACTGCTGAAGATTTATCTAATGCAACAGGTGCAGAGATGATACATCCACAGTTTATTCAAAAGAAATTAGATACAATTATTGCTAAACTAGAAAACATAGAGAACAAACTAAAGTTAGGAAGAATAATACAATGAGCGAAGAATATAAAGCAATGATAGAGAAAACTCTTTGGACTTTTGTTCAAGCATTTTTAGGAGTGCTTACAGTAGGACCATTAGTAAATGTTAATGCTGAACTATGGCAGTTAGCTGCTATGTCAGGTGCATCTGCAGCTATGGTTGTAGTTAAAGAGTTTGCTAAGAAACAATTAGCTCCAAAGCCTATAAAATCAAGCAAGTAAATACACCACTACTTCAATATCTGTTGTATAATTAAGTACGATAGAAAGAAGGTGGAAAATGCCTAATAAAAAATCTAAAGGTATTCCAGTAGAGAATGCTAATAACTTTTATAAAGCAGGATGGCAACCTAATGCAGAGTTCAGTAACGAAACTGGTTCGGGTGAGATTACTCATGTTGGAACCGACCCTAATTACCACAGAAACTACGACAAGATACTAGAACAATGGGGTTTCAATCCTAAAGAGTATGAGATTGATGGAATTTTAAAGGTATCTTCCTGGAATGCACAGCTTAAAGGTGGCAGGGTAGAAACCTTTTATGCATTTAAAGGTACTATACGAAAGAAAAATCCTGCAAGAGATAAATACTTTAAGACCTTGTTTAAACAAGCAGCTAAGAAGCCATCATTACCTAAGCATAATCTATTCAAGGGTGATACAGCCTTCTGTTTTTTTCTTTCTGACTGGCAGTTGGGCAAGGATGACTATGGAGTTGAGAATACAATTAAAAGATTTGATGTTGCATTACAAGATGGATTGCAATTACTAAAGAACTATAGAAAAATAGGGTATCAAATTGATGAGGTATATCTAATAGGAATGGGCGACCTCACAGAAAACTGTACACAATTTTTCTACGACAGCCAACCACACAATGTTTCTCTCAACCTATTAGAACAATATGCACTCGCAAGAAGTATGATTTACAAAGCAGTAGAACACTTCTTACCACATGCAGATAAGATAATATTGACAGGTGTGCCAGGAAACCATGGTGAAATGACACGAAGTAGTAAAGGTCAAGTGCTTACAAGTAGATTAGATAACTCTGATACAATGCATTTACAAATAATGGATGAGATATTTCAGGCTAATCCTGAAAGATATAAGAAGGTAGAAGTAATTATACCCGAAGGATATCACTTAACATTAGATATAAAAGGTAAAACTTGTGCATTCACACATGGCCACATGACTAATGGTTCGGGTAATGCTGAAGCTAAAATAGAGAGTTGGTGGAAGGGTCAGATGTATGGATGGCTTCCAGTTGGTCAAGCAGAAATATTAGTTACTGCTCATTACCATCATTTTAGAGCTAAAACACAGGGTGATAGACATTGGTTTCAGTGTCCATCATTAGATAAGTCTATTGACTTTACACAACGAACTGGGCTTTGGTCCCATCCAGGTGTATTAACATTGTTAATAAACGATAGAGGTCCCTCATTCCCAGTCATTGTTTAAACAGTTAGAAATAACCTAACGATTATAGGCTAACTTAGCAATCTCTTCTATTGGTACTAGTATGCCTTTACTTCTATTGTCATCTCCGCCTCGTGTGTTACGCTTGTCATCATTCCAATATTTCTTAGCTAATTCTTTTAACTCACTGGTTAAAACAAAGTAGCATCCAACACATTCTTCTTTATCATTGACAAGCATCAAGGCCCAATAGTTGGAAGTAGTTGCGGCTATGCCACTGTCCTCCCAATTTGAAGGTATATCTTCTTTGCCATAAGGTAGGTATTTGTACTCAACAAAATGATTTTTTGTTTTCTCCCATATATGTCTTTCGGATTTTATTTCGACTTGATAACCTATCATAAAAGTATCAAACAATTTTTCCATTGCGATACCTTTACTGTAATCTCTATCGAACTTCTTATTTCTCTCCGACATTTTGCTCCTCCCATATTCTCTTCTTGTTCAAAGCAACAAGCAACTGTTGGGCTGATGCGTATTGTTTAAACAGCTCGCTGTTCTCGCCACGACTTTTAACCCATTGTCTTGTCTTTTCTAAGTCCATTAATTTAATTTCTTGCATTTGTCCTCCAACATTTACTACTAGGGTTCCAATGGTGATTACCATCGTTGTAATATAACCAACTAGCTACAGCAGTACTAACAACAGGGTTAGTTCTTTTGCTAGTGATTTTGAGTTTAGGGGTAAGCCAACTCCAGGTATCATCATTGAACTGCCATAGTCCAACATCCTTGGTGCCATCAGTATTAGTACCAATAGCATTAGGCTTACCTCCGCTCTCACAATATACAATGAGTAATGCTTCAGCTCTATCTTCTTCTTCAAAGTATTTGCTGATTAAAGGTTCCCATTCTATTACTTGTTCTATTTTCTTCTCACTGTTTAAACAGTGTATGAAGTTGTGTATTCCTTCGGGTGTCTCTTGGATGGGGGTAACACATAAAGGTAGAATGCTAAAAAAGAGGGGTATCATTTCTTCTCTTCTTTTCTTCGGCCATTCTTATAGATAAGTCTACTAGATAAGCACCGCATTCTCTTTTTTCTTTTTTCATAGAACGCAAGTCAGTAACAATTTCAACTTGCTGTCCACAAAAATAGTTTCCATCATTATCGTAGTACACTTGCTTGGATGAAGGGCATCTGCCTTTCATCCTGCAAGTAGTATCGGGCATAGCAGGTACATCAAAGTTATAATCGGGATATCTTTTCTGTAGCTTTGCCTTTAACTTTTGTACATTAATTGATGGCTCTTCTAAAGCCATTCGCTAGGAACTTCCTTCTCACCTTTACCACCAATGTATCCACCCCATCCACAACCATTGCTATCTTTATTATATTGATTGTTTTGTTGGCAAGTAAAGTCGGGTATTCTTTTGATACCACTACCTTCGGGGGCCTCGGCTTTCCTTGTTCTGTTGTCAGTAATGTCATCTGATTTACCACAACCAGGGCAATTCATAATAGGTCTGCTACCTTTATCAATTACACCACCTTCAAAGACTTCCTCTAAGTCCTCTATTAAAGTGCTATCACTTTGATACTCAACGAATAAGTCCATGAACGCATCGAAGTCTTGCTCGGTCCAGTCGGATACATTAGTTTGTTTGCCCGCCTTCTTCCAATCAGTCCACGCTTTATCCTTAATAACTTTTCGTTTATTCTCATCGCTCTCGTGATGTGCTAGGCCTTCACGCAATCTGTTTACCATATCGCTAGGGTCCTCATCTAAGAACTTTGCTTTAGGTTCTTCTACTTTTGGTTTAGGTTTAGCAACTGGTGCTTTTGTGTCTCTGTAGTGTTCTTCTTCACTAACTCCTTGGGTCCATAGCTCTAAACCGATACCCAATCTCATGCAACATCTTTTAATACCATCGGATACAGCAAGTTTAAGCAACTCACTCTCGGTAATATTTCTATTGACTGCATTCATATCTACATCGCCAACCTCTTGTATAGTTTGTTCTGTAGATTTGATATACAATGAACACTTAGCTCCGATAATTGCATTGTCTTTGCCTCGTATTTCATCGAATGTAAAATCGTATCCACCAGGTATCACATCCACTAATCTTTGTGTGTAAATGTGATGAGGTACATACGAACCGAACTTACCTACAGGTGCATCTTTAACTACTTCCTTAGGAAAGTTCTTAGTTAGTTTCTTTTGGATTTCTTGGTCCATTAGTTGTCCTCCATTATCTTATATACTCTTGCTAGGGATATGTCGCATATCTCTGCAATAGTCTTAACTTTTACGCCACTGTTTAAACAAGCAGTGATGTATTTCTTTCTTGTGTCTCGTTTTTCTTCTAGCGTTTTTTGCATTCGATTAATCTCATGCTGTATGCCACGAAGATTATTCGTTGCTAATACTGTTTGCTCCAATGTTAATCACCTCCGCATCTTCTATATCTGTATTTACAACTTTGCATCCAGGGATACTAGATATGTATCCTTTAAGAAAATTTTCTCTTTGCTCTGCTGTTCTTTCTAAACTCTCATCAATAAGAACTTCTATTGTTAAAAGTTTATTCTTCTTCTCCGCTTTCGGCATTCTTTGCTCCTTCTATTAGTTGTGTATTGTATGCTTGTGCGAACTCTTCAAGTAAAGCATTCGCTTTAATTGCATTCGCAGGTTTTATTTTTCCAAATAAGATTTGACTTCCACCGCAGGCATTAGCTAATTGTATTGCCCAATTCCTAATGCTATCGGGAGATGTGAAATCAATACCAGGGCTTGGCATGTTGCCTCCTCTTTAATTTATGCTTATACTTGTTCGGTTATTGATTGGTAAATCTTTACCAAAAAATAATTTGAACCAGTGTCTTTGAGTTCTCTAACTTTGGCCTTGGCCTCTTGTTCATTGTCGAACTCCCACATCATAACGCTATTGTCAAAGATGCTTACACTTTTCACAATGTATTTCATACCCATAGTTTAACAGGTGTTGAAATTTAAACAAGTATTGATTGATATTCTACTCATTGTTTAAACAAGGTCGTACTTCTCGTACAGTCTTTTTAGCTCTAACTCTTTTTGCTTTATCTCTATTTGTAAGGATGCAATCTTTTTATTGTCATGTATTTTCTCTTGTGTATGTAACAAGGTAGTCAACTGTTCATTGTTAGCATCTACAATAGCTCTATTAATAGCATCAAGCTGTGCTTGGTATCCATCAATTTGGTCTTGCAGTTCTTTTATTCTTTGTTCTATATCTACCATTCTTCTAACCTCCCAATGTCATAAGGGCTATACCCATGTAGTTCTACGAAGGATATATCAAATATCTTCCTTGCAAACTTGTACCCCAATCTCTTCGTGAATGTATCACGAAGGTCAAGGGCTTCTAATTTATCTAGGGCGTATTGATTTAATAATCTATACATCTTTTCCATTGCTTACCTTCACTGCTCTTACTTCTATTCCATCTTGTAACTCTAAGACAAACCCATCATTGTTTTTAGTAACAACATTAAAGTGTTGTAAAACAGTAGGCTCTTGTAGCTCTTCTGTTACTTGTTTTTCTTGTGCTCTCTCTTTGCTATCGAACATAATCCATTTAATGTCTCCATTCTTGAATGTTAAAACATCAAACTTAAAACAAATAGATACTACTTTTGCATCTTTTATTTCTTCATAGTCCACCATTGTTATCATCTCCTCCAAATAACTTCTTTAATATTTCTTTATCTACTTCTTTTCTTGCTCGCTCTAGTTTCCATTCAGAATACATCAGTGCCATACCACCTATAGTCATGGTCATGAGTACCCCAAACATAAACATTATGACAAGTCCTTGCCAACTTAACATATATCCTCATCTCTTTTAAATGTAGTTTCATTAGTTTCATCAACTAAATCTACCCATGCTACATAACCACCTAAAAAGTTGCTTACTTCTTCAAGTAATTGTTGCGGGCTCTTTAAGCTAGGGTTATTTTTATCTTGTGTGTATGCATGTATAACTAATTGTGCCATTATTCCTCCTTGTTTAAACAGTGAGTTGACTGATTACTCGAACCAGTCGTTCTCACCATCACCTTCTATTACTTCGATGCTTTGGATTTCTGAACCAGTTTCCTTAGCATCATTATGATTACACCATTGAGACATGAACCTATTGTGTTCGTTCTCTGCATCTTGTCTGCAATCGTACAGCTCATTGTCTGTCATTGGGTAATCGTATCTATAAGTTATTACCTTCGTAACTTTAAAGGTAATCTCCTGCTTATTGGTTTGCGTATCTACTTGTTCTCCCAAACTTAGCTCCTTTACATTCTTGTGATAACACGAATGTGTCCCACTCTTTTGTTGCTTTGTCCCCATCAAGGCCTGCAATCTCTTCTGCTTTGGCCATTGCTTTGGTCAAGCTATCGAATGCACTTGGATGAATAAGAACTTTTCTATCTTCATCTTCTGCATCGATGCTTACTTCTAGCCATACACTGAAATTATCTGTTGTGTACTTTGCTCCATCTTTTATCTCAATTAGTTTTGGCATTGTGCCTCCTTGATATTTCTGCCTTGTTTAAACAATTAGTCAAGCGGGGAGACAAGGCAATTTCTCCCCGAATGACTTTCCTGTTGGGATTAGTTATAAAATAACCAGTCCTGGTCTTGTTGTTGAAAACTACAATCATTAGATGTAACATGTGTATCGAATTGTGTTCGCTCATCATTATCATCTAACTCTTTAAGCTCTCCTAAGTCCTCTGTTACAGTCCATCCACATTCGTTTAATCTTATGTTGTGCATGTTGCTACTACCATTACTGGTGTAGTCTGATACGAGACTTACTGCCTCATCCTCGCTATCTGCTCTAACATAAGCCTCACTCTCTTGTGTGTAAACTACCTTATATAAATTTGCCATTATGCCTCCTCTTGTGTATCTTCTACATCTTCATTACTTATTTCTAAGTATGTATGTTTTCTTGCTAGCTTTGTATTAAAAGTATCCACTGTTTGCAATGCTTTTAATAACTCACCTGCTTTTATTTTGTAATATTGTTTGTCTGATGTTTCGCACCATACAGCATTATTATTTCTGCCATCGCTAGTCCATACACGAACAATATCTTTACCTTTTATTTTCATTTTGCCTCCTCTAATACATCACCACTGATATTGATTTGGCTATCATCACCATAGTCAATACCTAAGAATGTAATTAATACTTTCTCATCTTGGCTTTGTCCTTCTACTTTTGTATCAATATCGCTTAACTGATATTCAACTTCCTCTCCTGCTTGATTACCGAATGCTAAATTCTGTAATTCTGTTAGCTGTTCTCTAGTTAGTTTCGTATTACATTCAATACGATATTGTCTTGTATCTTCTGAATACTCTTCTACTTCGTATTCATAATTTAATGCTTTTTGCATTTTGCCTCCTATACTCTCTCTGTAATTAATTTTAATTTATTAATTACTTCTTCTATCGATGCATCTACTTGCGATGTATCTGTATCTATCATTAATATTTCTTCTGATATACAATCAAATAAATCTCTACTGATTTTTTCTTTTGTATATTTCATTCCAATTTGTACATAAGTTGGCATTAGTTTGCCTCCTTATATCCTTGTGTTGTTAAAGATTTTATAAATTTATCTCTATTCTTTTTATTACTAAATATTTGAATATCGAAGAACTTACTTCCATCTTTATGTGTTTTCATTCCATTATGAAAATTAACAACATACTTTGATTTACCAATGTTATACCTTAAATTGTATTCCATCTTTTGCCTCCTATATTTCTATTGTTGAGTAAATATCCTTGTGATACTTACCATAAAGCTACCTGTTTAAACAAGTAGCTCTAGCTAGGTATCAATTAGAAGGGCACTCCAGTGGCGTACTCTCTCTTGAAATCTCTGTCAAAAGTCCGCTCAATTTGTAACCATTCTAAATATTCTTGCCTCTCTGATTTTGTTAGCTCACTGAACTTAACAATCTCATGGCCATCGGTATTGTTACCACTGGCTCTCATATTTGCGGGCATATTATCCACACGAACATGAGTTGGATTGAAGTGTTCTAGTTTGCATGCTCTTGGGTTGGGCCACCTGTACTCGGTAGTGATACCGATTAGGGCTTGTTGTTTGCTCCATCTCTCAACAGCATCGCTTGCACTGTTTGCCTGTACAGTAAATACATCGGTGTACTGACTGATATGGCATCTAGCTTGAACTATGTATGTTTCCATACTGCCTCCTTTGATTGTGTACTTATTGTTATAAGTATCTTTGACAGCTCGATGTTTAAACAAGCTGTCTAAGATATCTACTGATAATCTTTGCGTAATCTCTCGGGTAACTCTACAACTGTAGAAGAACCACAAGCCATGCATCTGAAGTTGTCTCCAACTTTTCTGAATACTGCAATCGAAACTCTTGCAATTAAACCCCATCCTTGTGCTAGGGATTTGTCGCTAGAACCTGGGCATGTCTCTGCTCCAGTGCATCGAACTGCAACTGTAGTAGAACCTTTACCTGTTGTATCTTCTATCATCTTTGAGTGCGGTAAATAACCTAACTCTTCGATGAAGTCCTTGATAAATAGTGTGAATGCGGGTCCTGCAACTGTCGCTGTTGGTTTGCCTTCAGCTCCTAAATAATTTTTGATTATTCTTGCGAACTTTGGTCCATGTCCAATATCTGAAGGTAATACTGCGTGTGTTACCTCGTGTGCTACAACTTGTGCGGTCTCGATGCATTCAACTAATGTACTAGCTCCTAAAGTTGGCTTAATAAAGATTTCTCTAAAGTTACCTTTACTATGGCCTTCGTAATGGCATACACCGATTGCATTACCACCTGCTCCATTCGGCATAAAGCCTATGGATAGTTTGATATTTTCTCTCGGTACTACTGGTACGAACTCTTCTGCGATTTTGTTATAGATAAAATCTGCAACATCGTTTAACCATTGCTCACGATTTCCTTCGTATAATTTACGATGTCCTTCGTGTACTGGGTTTTCTGAAAGTAATTCTTTCAACTTTGCCTCCTATGTTTTTTGTGTATGTATTTACAATAGCGGTCAACATGGTATTTGTCAACAACTATTGAAGATAGTTAATGAATAACTACCTATCTACTCTCTGTTTAAACAAAGAGTAGTTAGCTAATTACATTAAATAGATAATTTCTGAACTCCATTCGCACTTAAAACATCTGCTTTGTAATTGTATTCTTTTACTAATTCTTTAACATTGTCTTTCGTTACTGTTGTAACTTTGTGCGTTACTGTTCTGTCTTTACCTAACTTAATTTCAATCATTTTGCCTCCTCAATTAAAGTGTTCACCGAATTGTAAACACTTTATGAAGGGGGCTAGTTAGATTGTGCGTACAGCTAGTAAGGGTATAAGGTCTGTAAAGCTCCAATCTAAATCAATAATGTCGCTTTTTTCGCTTATCGGGTTGTTTTATGTGTCTCCACCAATCTTCTCTCGAAGGTGAGTTTTTCCCGATTACACTCGGGCCTTCTCACTGGGTCTTATCGCTGTATTTAGTATTTAGTTGAACACGATTTTGACTGTACTTGCCTTGCCGATTTTCCTTAGCTTTGTTATAAGAGTTAAGGGCCTCTCTATGTGTTTGTTATAATCTAACTATAGGGGTGTTTCTTTATCTTGTCAACAACTGTTGAATAACTAGAGAAAAAATATTCCTAATATCCCCAGTGTTTATAGGCTTATTTAGAGTGCGAAAAAAAACTTAAAAAAAAATAAAAAAAGTTTCTCATTTTGATGCTGAAAATGGCCTAAGACTTTTAGAAGAGTTAGCCAAAGAAAAGTTAGTTGTAAAACATTCGGGGGGTAGTTGTTCAAATTTCTATACTACTTATTTTCACTTTGTTTATACAATGAGTTATTTCTAACATATAAGCTGTTCATACAGTTGGTAAAATTTACCAAAACCATCGCCAAAGCCAATGTAAACATAGGGGAGGTTTAAGGTTGACACCCTCATTATTATATGTGTACCCTTTAAAAATATACTGTTAACTACAAGTAAAAACACCTCTGTTTTCTTACTAGCAAGTTATTACTGAATTAAGATAATGAAAGGTTCTAACCCTGTGCTACGCCCTCCCAAACCGAATTAATTCCATATCGCAGCAATTAAACAAATGTAGAATAATAGCCTTTTACGCTAGTTACCATGGTCAGGCAAGTCCACTTACATTTGGTTCTTATCGTATAGATTGTTCTAAATGCCTGCAATCTATAGTGTTTGTAATATTCAACTATACCATAAAATAAATATAGTAAAATCATTTAGGGTAGTTTTTTTTGTTAATGCCTCCTTAACTTTTAAATCTACCCCATTAAAAATAATCTATGTTATAATTTAAGTAGAATTGGAACTAATTAAACATTCAAAGTTTATTCATTAGGTCCTCCTTTCTATTGTGTATGTTAAGTTTAGGCCTCGGGCAACCGAGGTCTTTACTTTATGTTATAGTTTCTATATGGCAATTCCTGTAGTTGATTGTGATAATTGTTGGCATCCTTTTTGGGAGGATGAATTAGTTAATGGTCTTTGTCCTGTATGCCAGGAGTTTGCAGAAGAAGAATGAAACTAGCAAAAGAATTTTTAAAACTATATTTACCTAAACATAAAATTAATATATCTATTCAAAGAAAAAAACTTAATGACAACTATGGAGAATTATATATTGATGACTATAACTATAGACCTAGAAGTTTTGTTATTTATATTGATAAAGAAATAAATAATGAATTATACACAAAAACTTTATTACACGAATTGTGGCACATCTATCAATTTGTTACTGGCACAGTAAAAATTAAACATAATAGAACCTATCACAATAATATTGATGTTACTGATGAACCTGAAGAGGATTTAGAATTTGAAAAAGAAGCAGAACAAATGGAAGAAGAATTAAAAAAAATTTTTTTTACCCACCTAAAAATTAATTGATAATAATATATATATACCTGGAAAAGTTCCAGGGACTTGTATGAGGATACAAGTTAGAAAAATGAAAAGAAAGAACGCTTTTCATCAGATAAATAATGACAGTTGTGTGTTGAAAACTGATGGTAGGTTGATTTGATATTTCATATTTCTTTCATAGAGTAAGTGAGTGAGAGGACCTAGAGAATAAGGAAAATGGTTGCATAACCTACCTGAAAGGTAAAACAACTGCTTACTAACTCGATTACAGTAAATGGACAGACTGTACGACAGAACTCCACTTCGGTGGAGTTTTGTGTTATTATGATGACATGCCTTTATATAGTGGAAGCTCGGATAAAACAGTAGCCAGGAATATAAGAAAACTTATGACTGAAGGTTACTCACATAAACAAGCTATCGCTATTGCAATGCGTAAAGCAGGAAGGAAACAAAAATAATGCCAAAAGGAATTGGATATCCAAAAGGGATGAAAAAACCTACTAAGAAAAAGAAATATACTAAAAAATAATTATGGCTACATATCAAGGTAAATCAGTTAAGTTAGATAGTCCTTCTAGGATTAGTAAAGGCGAACCTGGATATGGTCGTAAAAAATTTAAGGTCTATGTTAAGGATGGCGACAAAGTTAAAAAGGTAATGTTTGGCGACCCTAACATGGAAATTAGAAAAAATAATCCCGAAGCAAGAAAATCATTTAGGGCTAGACACAAATGCGATACAGCTAGTGATAAAACTACTCCTAGATATTGGTCTTGCAAAATGTGGTAAAAAAATTTTTGATAAAAATAACCTGCCCTAAATGTGGTATTCCTTTAACATACGATATTAAAAGGGCTAAAACGACTTGTTTAAACAAACAGTGTAAAGGATATAACAAATGAGCCAATTAAGTGAAGGATTAGATACCTACTGGGATAAACAAATTGATAAAGGTAATGTAGTAGCAAAACCTTTTTCAGGCAACTGTATGTTTTGTTCTAAAAAAATAACAGAATACGATGATGACCATAGTGTCTGTAATACTTGTTGGAAAAAAATATAATGGCCAAAGTTAAACTTTGTTACGCACAATCCTGTCATAATGTATTAAAAGGTTCTGCTCGTAAATTTTGTTCACCAAAATGTTCTAAATCCTATCACAATAAAAAATATGCAGCACAACAAAAAGGTGCAATATATGAACCTGAACATGATGGTAAACCTGTTGCCGAACCTAATGTACAAAAGCGTAGAGGTGAGGTTTATGAACAACTTGTTGCTAAAGATTTAGGACCATTAATTCTTAAAGGAGATTTAAAAAAACAAGATGCAGCAGAATTATTAGGATGTTCAAAAGCTGCTTTGTCTTATGCCTATGCCGCATGGATAGAAGATATGGAGACAAAAGAGAGAGCAGAAAATTGGACATTACCTGCTAAAGCAGAAAAGTCATTAGCGGACTTTAAGATTTTTAGAGATAGATATTTCGAGACAGAACAAGGTAAACCTTACGAAACACCTGAATTTCATATTCGTTGGATTAAATCTATTTTAGAAGCTATTGAACATGGAAATCAACAGATGATACTATCTCCACCTCGACATGGCAAGACAGACCTATTAATTCATTTTGCTGTATGGCTTATAATCAAGAACCCTAATGTTAGAATATTATGGGTAGGTGGTAATGAAGAAATTGCTAAGAATGCAGTATCTTCAGTAATAGACCAATTAGAGAATAATGAAAAACTCATCGAAGAATTATGTCCACCTGGAAAGAGCTTTAAACCAACTAGCAGAGCGGGAAAAGCGTGGTCGCAGAATGGCTTTACTGTCGGTACTCGTACTGTTACTGGTATCAAGTCTCCTACCATGGTTGGTATTGGTAGGGGTGGAAAGATTTTATCCCGAGACTGCGATATTATTATTGCAGATGACTTAGAGGACCACTCCTCTACTATGCAACCTGCATCAAGAGAAAACACTAGAACTTGGTGGACAACAACTTTATCATCTCGTAAAGAGGAACATACAGCTATGGTTGTTATTGGTTCCAGGCAACATTATGATGATTTATATTCACATCTACTAGACAATGAAAGTTGGCACACCATAGTAGAAGAAGCACACGATACTGGATGTCTTTTACCTGATTGGGATAATGAACAACATGTTGATTGTATGTTATGGCCAGGTAAGAGAACTTACAAATGGTTAATGGACAGAAAATCAGGAGCTGAAACTACTGGTGGTAGAGCAATCTATGAAATGGTTTATCTTAATGTGGCAATGCCTGATGGTATGGCTTTATTTGATAGCGTAGAGATAGAAAGCTGTAGAGACCAAAGCAGAGATATTGGACATATTCCTTCAGGAGTTAGATTAATTGCAGGACTTGACCCCGCATCAACTGGATATCAAGCAGCATTCTTATGGGGTTATGACCAATCATCTAACAAGATGTACATGATTGATATGGAAAACTCTTTAGGTGGTGGTATTCCGCAAGCATTAGCAATTATGAAAACCTGGTTCACTAAATACAATTTGGCCCACTGGGTTATTGAAGAGAATGGTTTTCAGAGAGCAATACGACAAGACCAATCAATACGAGATTTTGCAGGAAAACATGGTATATTTTTAGAAGGAACTCAAACATATAGTAACAAGCATGACCCTATTTTCGGTGTTACAGCTATGAGACCATTGTTTGCTGACAAATTAATTTCTTTACCATATCTTGGATTTGAAGCCCAAGAGAAGGTAAACTTATATAAAAGTCAGTTGGTTTATTTTAGTTCTGCACAGAACAAGAGTAGAAGTGTAGGGCAAAAATCAGACTTAGTTATGGCAAGTTGGTTTCCTATGAAAACTATTCGTAGGTTACAAAAGGAAAGACTTGCTACAATGGGACTTGAATATGAACCAAGTTTTGGTGGATACGAAGGTAGTAGTATCGATATTGACAGTTGGAGATAATGAAAACAGCAGAAGAAGTTTACAGTAGGGTCTACGAACTAAGACAACAACATTCAGATGTCGTAGCCGAAAAAGATAAAATCAGAGCCATTATGAATGGTGGTGCTGATGGTATAAAAGCATTATTAGGTAAATCAATGAGAGATATGGATTACCAACAAATACCTGCACCTAACTTATTACATTCAGCAATGGAAAGATTTGCACAAAAATTAGGTAGAGCACCTGATTTAAAAGTTGATATCTTCAATGATAAAGATAGCGAGAGAGCTACAAAGCGTGCAGAAAAATTAGAACGAATAATACACGCTTATGATGAATTACAAAAAGTAGATTTACAATTACCACAAGTTGGTAGATGGTTACCAGGATATGGTTTTGTTGTATGGGTACTAAAAGAAAAGAAGGATGCTAATGGTATTCCTTATCCTTATGCAGAAGTTAAAGACCCATATCTTTGTTATCCAGGATATTTTGGCGAAGGCCAACAACCTAAAGAACTAGCTGTCGTACAAAGAGTTCCTCATACAACACTAGCTAAGATATATCCAAAATATAAAAATGTCATTATGGATGAAGTTGATAGTGAATATAACACTATGGCTTATATGTCTAGTTATGATAAGACTTGGGCTAACCAAAGCGGTACAGGTAAAGTTGTAGCAGAATACTATGATGAAGAAGGTACTTATATTTTCTTACCTGAAAATAAAGTTATATTAGATTTTATTCCTAATCCTCTTAAATCAGGACCAAGGTTTGTCGTTGCAAAGAGATTTGCATTCGACCAAATGCAAGGCCAGTTCCATCATGTGATTGGACTTATGGCTAATATGGCAAAGATAAATGTTCTATCTGTCATTGCAATGGAAGATGCTGTGTTT